CAATAAACATTCTTGAACCTTTTTTTTGGTTCGTCATTTAAAGACAATAAATAGCTTTCACTCAAAGTAACATACATATTAGTGTCAATAGATTCATTTGAATATTGCATAGATATAACATATATTTATATCACTGATCTCTGTAAATAAAAAAAATGCAACATTTGAATTTAGTTTTTTATTAGTATTTTTTTTATACTCATGTATTAAATGAATCTCTATCTATTTAATACAATTATAAATACTTGTTGGTACTTTTTTACTATATTGTTTGTACTGTACAAATTCACGTCTTTTTTCACCCATATTTATGGATTCTTTAAATTTTGCGGGAAATTATATAATGGAGCAACCTATACTTTGTCAGAATGCACTAATTATATATTTTACAATAGAAGAAATGTGATGCACAATAATGAAACTATTTATAGTAAATTACAAGGTAAATGGAACAGTTTTAAAAATTGGATGTTTGGAAAACAAACTGATTATATACCTCTACCTAATACATGGGTAGAATCCAAAACTACAATAGAACCAAGCGAACAATTTGATAGACAAATAAGTATTCTATGTGAAGAGAACGAAAGCACCGATAGTAGTGATCCTTCTGAATCAAGACTCAATCAAGTATTTGAAATAGGATTTGATATGGATCCTATAAACGTGAAATCAAAACCTACAAATACATATGGAATTGAAGATAGTAATACATTGTTTGAATCCAAAATTATAAAAACACAATTGCAACCCAATAGCACTACTATGTCAAGCATCTATTTAGATACTAAACTTACTCATAATCCATTTGATACTTGAGCACGTTTTGGAAACTTTACTAATACATTGTCAACAAAAAATTTGTTTAATGCAGATTTTACTCTATGAATGCTAATCCTTTTGAAAGGATTTGTTCTCAACATTTTCTGGACAATGTGTAAAACATGTTCATCAAAATCATTGTCTACAATTATCTCATCTAAATTTTGATAAAACTTGACAAGCTTGTAAAGCAAAGTTGGTGCTGCTACATTCTCAATTGCAAATGGCAACTCACGCATAATAAGCTCGTAGAATACAAGTCCTAAACTCCACACATCTGTTTTTTTGTAATCATTTTTGTTTACAGGTACGTAGCGTCTCCACTGTGGTGATTCTGCACGTTTTATTTCAGAATTTGTACCTATAATAGGTAGTATCTCAGGAGCAGCATATGTAATAGTACCACCTGGAATACATTTTTTCAAACAAGACAAACCAAAATCAATAAGCATTACATTTATAATACTGTTGTTTTTAATTTGTACTATAACATTTTCTGGCTTAATATCACCATGAATAATATTATGATTATGTAAAATGTTTAACTGGTCTACCAGCCTTGATATAAAGAAAAGAATATCTTCTTTTTCAGTGTGAATATTGTCATTCATATATTGTCGTAACGTAATGGCATTTTCCAAGTAATTCATAACAATTATAAAGTATGGTTTTGAATCTTTGTAATGTACGAAATAATCGTGGAGACACAATACAGACATTGATTTGTCGTTGCAATTGTTTACAATAGACACTTTATACAATGCATCTACTTCTGTTTGTACATCTGCAACATTAGAAGCAGTTAAGGCAATTTGCTTCATAACATACTTTTTACCATTTTGTTCAACTAAATATGTTTGTCCAAACGCACCACTTCCTAATTCTTTTTTAATCACGTATTTGTCCATTTACTCTTACATATATAATATAAATTAATTTACTATATATCTAAGAAAACATCATAACGCTTGCATGTTTGATATTCTATTCGTTTATGTTTAGGCAATTGGATGAACAAATAGTTATATTTTTTAGGTATTTTGAATTGCAAATCTTCAATTGGATTTTGAATGTGTTTCCAAGCTTGTGAACTGTTTATTTTTTTTGTACAGTCACTTGATACCTGCACATTTGTTTTTAATGTATTAATTGTTTTAATTGTATTAATTGTTTCAATTAATTTTGTTGAATTAATATCCTTATTTTCAACAGTTATTTTGAATCTAATAGCATCAATAACCAATTTCTTGTTGTTGATCTTCCAGCCGTATTGATACCCACCACTAAATGTATAGTGTCCAAGAATATCTAAAGTTTGTTTAATCAATTTGTTTGAAGCACTTATATTTCTCGTACTTGTTTCAATTAAATAAAGCTTTTCAGCTAAAAACTTGTCAATACATATCTTAGTTAATTTATTTGCATCATTTAGATAAAAAGTATTGTCATGCTGTTCCAGATACAACAGTCTTTCATTTTCAACAAATGGCCACCGAATTATCTGATTTTTATAATGGGAAACATATGTATGAAAATATGCTTTTATTACCTCAGTCATATCTTGTTTATTGATTGATGAAATTCATTTTCTTTTAAGCAATAATTTGATTGAAATGATTGAATTAATTTCGTTAACGTTTCATTTGTTTTATATTCATTTAACAAGTCATTAGGCGCTTCATAGGGATGTTTGACACGTTCTACTATGTACCACAAGCACCACAAAGAACATAAGCCATAATTGTGTAATAATTTGCGTTCTGAGAGTGGTACTTCATTCTCTTGTTTACATTGAATACCACCATATGTGCAAATCATCCAAGGAGTCCAAATGCTCTTAATATTAATTCTTAAACTATTTTGAAGTACATTTACTAAAACAGTGTCAAGAATATGATTATCGTAATGATACTGATTATTGGTCGGATCAAATCTTTCAAGCACACCACATTGTCTATCAAAAATAACAACATTCATATCTGCCGGTTTCCTTAATGATTTATTAAATATAGAAAAATTATCATGTAACATGATTAAGAAGACAAAATATCGACAGTCTTTACAATCATAAAATTGCTTAAAAGTTTGATTTGGTAAACACAACTCTCTTACGTTATATGAATTTACAAACCAATGTAGGTACATGGAATTTTCGTAATACGTAGGTCCATATGAACATTTTTCGTTAATTTTGTTATAAGCATTACATATAGTATAGTTATTCATATATGTTATATGTAATTTTACTTACATTCACTTTTTCTATGTTCTTCAAGTTCATCTTTTAAATTATTACATAGTTGAAGGGCGAGTAAAATATCAGTTTTGAGTGTCTTAGGTAGAATCCGTTTGTAAAAGAGCAACCCATCAATAATTCTTTGCCATAAAGTTTTTTCTTCATCTGACCAATCTTTTCGTAACAATTTGTCTAGTTCTTCTTCGAACATTTACATGTAAAAATAAAAAAATATTGCGTTAAACAATTGAAAGCCAAGAAACTAATGAGGTACTAAAGGGATTACTTGATGTAATTTCAAAATCACTGTCGTTTAATTTATATACAAGTTGTTCATAGGCATCTAGGCTTTGCAAGAATATATCTCCGCTAAGTACTCCTTTAACAATGGCTCTTCCGTTACTTAGCCGAACTTTTCCTTTTATAATCTTTGGTGTTTGGCGTTCAAGGTCTTTAATGGCTTCAATTAAAAAACCTGTTATATTTCCATATGCCACTCCCAAGTATTCGCCTTTGTCCTTAACTAATTCAGGGCATACCTCTTGAAGCTCTTGTGCAATCACACCAACACCTTGTTCATTTGTTACTTGACTTGTGTATCTTACACCTCTCATCGCTTTTACCTTTGCAAGTGCACCACTTATAGTTTCAACATTTGTTTTTAGTCGTTTATCTGAAAATGCTGTTATATCTCCTGTTGCAAAAATTGCTCCTGATACATGCAGTGGATATGCAGGTGCAGTCACACCAATGCCCAAGTTACCTGCTGAATTAAATAAAAGGACCCCATTTGAATTAGACACATCAAAAGTGCCGTTGACGTCAAGTGTATAAGCTGGAACAGAAGTTCCTATGCCAACATTTCCATTATGTTTTATTATCATTTTTGTAGCTAGATAACTTATTCCACCTGGAGAATCGTAATCATCAGTTTGAAATAACAAATCCGTGTCTCCTTGTGTTGTGTGACCACCAACAATGGCCGCATAGTGATTCGAACCTCCGCCTAACCTAATTCCTGAAAAACATTGTTCTCCTGCAACACCAGTTGGTCCTGATAATATATTCAAGGGATAATTCGTTCCAGCACTTGAGTTATATATGTGTAATCTAGTTGCAGGTGCAGTTGTTCCTATACCTAAATTTCCAACAGAATTAAATAGAAGAATTCCATTAGAATTAGACACGTCAAAAGTGCCGTTGACGTCAAGTGTGTAAGCAGGCGCCGACGTTTGAATACCCACACTTCCTGCACTTGATAAGGTCAGTTGTTGTGTAGACGCTCCAGCATTAAAAAAAATTGGACCAGATGCCGAAGGATAGCCTATTCCTCCTACCTTTGTTCCTCCAAAGTAAAGTGATATTGCATTACCATTACGGTCTTGCACATTCAACCTTCCATCACCACTTGCAGATGCTGCTCCAATACCAAGATTGCCTGCAGAGTTGAAAATAATAGCACCATTTGAATTATACACATCAAACGTACCATTGACATCAAGTGTGTAAGCAGGCGCTGTAGTCGCTATTCCTACATTGCCTTCTAAACCTCTTATAACAAACTTTGGCACTTGTGTGTTGTCTCCTGATGATGCCGGCATACAAATCTGGAATGAATGTCCATCCACGAAATCGTTAGATGGTACGGATGCTCTTAAAGTTGTAAAATACACTGAATTGCTGTTAGAAGCTAATTGAATTGAAGAGGGATTCAATTGATTTGCGTTTGTATTTTGCTGTTCTGGTCCCCATCCAGAAATAGTCAAGATTGAGCCAAAAGTAGACGATGTGCCAATATTCATTGTTCTTATATTGCCAAAACTTCCAGACAATTGCATACTTGCACCAGTATAAGTAGTTGCAGACATATTACTGACAGTAATGTTGGTAGCATTTGCATTTGTAAATTGTGCACTAGCAGCTGTTATTCCAGTTGAAAGATTGATTGTTGCAGAAGTGATATTGGTAGCATTTGCGTTTGTAAATTGCGCACTTGCAGCTGTTATTCCAGTTGACAAGTTAAGTGTTGCGGATGTAATGTTGGTTGCATTTGCGTTTGTAAATTGCGCACTTGCAGCTGTGATTCCAGTTGACAGATTTATTGTCGCAGATGTAATGTTGGTTGCACTTGCATTTGTAAATTGCGCACTTGCAGCTGTTATTCCAGTTGAAAGATTCATTGTCGCAGAAGTGATATTGGTAGCATTTGCATTTGTAAATTGCGCACTCGCCGATGTCAATCCAGTTGAAAGATTCATCGTCGCAGAAGTGATATTGGTAGCATTTGCGTTTGTAAATTGCGCACTTGCGGCTGTTATTCCAGTTGACAAGTTAAGTGTTGCGGATGTAATGTTGGTAGCGTTTGCATTTGTAAATTGCGCACTCGCAGCTGTAATTCCAGTTGAAAGATTCATCGTCGCAGAAGTGATATTGGTAGCATTTGCGTTTGTAAATTGCGCACTCGCAGCTGTTATTCCTGTGGTCAAGTTAAGTGTTGCAGATGTAATGTTGGTTGCACTTGCATTTGTAAATTGTGCACTCGCAGCTGTTATTCCTGTGCTCAAGTTAAGTGTTCCAAATGTCGAATTTAACACTGAAAGATTAGCTGCTGTTATCATTCCTGCAACAGTTAAAAGTTGTGACGGACTTGTTGTCCCTATACCCACACTTCCAGTACTTGCAATAAAAAACGATGTACTGCCATTTCCTCCCACTTGGATGTGGAAACTACTTGTTGTATTCTCATGTCTTAATCGTGATCTGTAATCATTTCCTCCAAATCCAAAATCAATGTAGCTTGTACCAGATGTAGCACCACCTGCATTTAATTGAATGCCTACATTACTTTGTGAATCAATTCCAACGTGCACTCCATTTCCAGATGGAGTAATAGGCATGGTTCCAGCAATGTGAAGAGACGATTGTGGAGCAGTTGTTCCTACACCAAGATTACCAGCGGAATTGAAAAGAAGAATTCCATTAGAGTTTGATGCTTCTAATGTACCGGTGATGTCAAGTGTGTAAGCAGGTGCTGTATTTGCTATACCAACGTTCCCAGATGTCTCTAATGTTAGTTGATTAACAGATGAGTTTGCATACATGTATATCGGTCTAAATAATCCTGTTCCACCTGCTCGTGTCCAAATTCTATAATTTCCACTTGCGTGAGCAACAATTTCTAATTGTTCGGTATTTGTAAAACTCGTATTAGCACCAATTCTATACACAGCCAATGTATTGTTTCTAGCTGCACTTGTTGAGTTATTTGTGTTTGTAAAACCTACATAAGCATCTCTTCCTGTAGAACTTGAATTCAAAATCATAGAATTTACTCCACCATTAACAGACACTTCATAAGTATTGGACGTACCGGCTCGAAGTACCAATGTGTTGGATGCGGTGCCCGAATTATTGCCACATGCTATTGTTCCATTCACATCTAAACTAAACACCGGATCAGTTGTCCCGATGCCAACATTCCCAGATGTGTAGAAAATTGCATTTGACCCCGTTGTTTTCCATAAATCACCCCCACCACCTACAAAAATGTCATTGTTTTGATACAAATTTCCTGAAAACTTTATGTCACCGCTAACATCTAACGTGCCTCCACTAACAGTTACATTGCCATTTGACCCAACTATGAAAATTGGATTCCCTGAATCGTCAACGCATCTAAACCTTTGGTTT